AATATTGTTATTTATGATAGTATTTTAACGCCCTGACGCCTTGATTTAACGTGATTTTAGCGTTTTTTGGTCGAGATGAGAGTATGAAAATCATCGATGATTTTATGAAACTCATTTTTAGATGATTCAACGATAATCATCTCAACGATAATCATCTCATCTCAACGATAATCATCTCAACGATAATCATCTCAACGATAATCATCCCTTCGATAATCATCTCTTCGTTGATCTTCACACAATCATCGATGATTTTATGAACTTCATCTCATCGTTGATTTTATGAAGAATCCGTTGATTTTATGAAACTCATCTCATCGTTGATTTATCGTCAAGGCGTGAGACGCCCGGGCGTTAGATAAATCATAGCCCCCCTGGGGAGTATCGTTAAATAAATCAACGTTAAGATAATTTGATCGATGAGCGACCAAGCCAATTAATTATGCTTGATGACGCGACACCGCGACGATAGCGCAGGAAAAAGTTAAGAATGAAACCAGTTCAAAACCTAAGTTTTTGAATGAAGGGGTCCGGGAACCAGGGGGTGCTGTACTTATATACTATATGGCCCTGGCACACATTTTTCGGTCATTTTTGATAAAAATGTAACATCAGTACTACACGCCCTGGTATTTAATAGTTGACATCGAGATATCCGATAGTTAAAATAAAAAATCGGAGTGAGTTGTGGCAACTACGGATTTAGCGGTAGCTGCCTATACTGAGATAGTATACTGGCCTACTGAGCCGCTCATTTTTGGAGTAGAGCTGGCCGGTTTAATAAATGATCTTGAGCGTGCTGCAGATTGTCAGCATGCTACACTCCGATCCTTATGGCACATTATCTCCGAGCCACTAACCCGCTTCCCCTCCCCCGAAGGGGGATCTTGACAATGATCTACCGTTACGATAGACTGGAGTTCGGAGTAACTTGACGAAGTGAAGATACTTGTGTCCTGTTAAAGACTATACCAACCTTAGTGAAGGTGATGGCACGCAATAGATCTGATCAAGTATTTGGAGGGCGCTGAGTGCCACGGCGTCCTCCGCTCCGAGCCTTTAACCTACCGAGGCGCCTTGGAATGAAGCTTGTTGAAATAACCGATGAGATAGTACGACTGACTTTTGATACTCAGTACGAACAAGCTATTTCTATGTTCCGCATCCAAGAATTTTATGAGACCAAGTTCAAAGATCTGCGTGACAGCATTACCAACTTCGAGAAGGTTATGGATATTCAAGCCAGAGAAGATGGTGGGTTTACCTACACCGCAGACATCGTTGGCCACAATATTCCTGGATACCAAGTCAAGAAGTTCTTCAATTTATTCAATGATTCCGAGCACCATCTCTTAGAGAAGGAACGTGCTATCAAAGACGCCGTGGCGCCGTGGCTCAAGAAACGAAGCGAGTGGTATCTCATCGCAGCTTTCGGAGAAGGGAACTCGTATGCTCATGAATTGGCACATGCGTTGTTTTATCTTAACACTGACTACAAGAAACAAGCCCTCAAGTTACAGAAACGCCTACCTATAAAATATTTTAATAGTGTAAAGAAAATACTTATAGATGATTACGACTACTCCATACCGGTAATACCTGATGAGGTCAATGCCTATCTTGCAACCAGCACGATGCATCAGATAGTTGACTTCTTCGGCGCGAGTAATGTACCATGGCGCAGAATCCAGGATATTCAGATGCTCTTCCTGGAAACCGTAACCGATCTGGAGATTGAGGTATGAACTGCGAGATACCATCTAATAATGAGATATACACAGGATGGTATGTAGATAGGGTTTATGTAGCCCCAATCACTGCATATAGGCATCGAATAGATTGGTTCACAGATTTCCTAAAACTTTTCCCAGAAAAAGAAGTTCGAATGCAGGAGTATAGTAAAAAGCAGGGATGGACTAATGTAGTGTTTGCTCAACATTGGGTGCCTGTAACAATTGCGTGGCTCAATAAAAACTATAGTGAGATTGAGGTATAGCATGGCACAATCAGACTTTTCAAGATTCTGTACAAGGAAAACCAGAGAAATCAATAAAAAGAAAAAACAAGCTGAGGAGCGTGCAAAAAAGAACTTGCATTGCATTCGAATAGATAGCATTTCTATGCGCGATGAGTTTGATGATTGGGCAGGAGAAGTAGCAGATATAAGACTACCTGATATGAGTCCATCTCAATTAAAAGAGTTCTCTAAAGACCTTCCCGACATAGCGAAGAAATGGCTGAAGAAACATGAAACAAAAGTTCGTTGACGGAGATGAGTGGGACAGTGTATACTCCAAGCAGTATCTGCACTGGCGTCCGGGCGAGCGCAGAGCAGTAAAGAAGAAAATGAACAGACGATTCCGGCAAGAAGGTAAACGCGAGGCACGTTATGAGACTGATGCTCACAGGTGATTTAGAAGAAGTAAACGCGGTATACGCCGCGGCAGTTCTCGATAAGATCCACGCCAAAGTCAAGATCACTGAACTTCTGATCCCAGGGTCCCGTGGCATCGCGGAGGCGGCTATCCTCTGGGGCATGCGCAACAACGTGAAACGTAAGAACTTTTACTTAGTTGACGATAAATTCCCTGTTCGGATCAGAACAAAAACCATGTTGGAGAGCAAACCTGATTTAGTCATAGGGTTTCCTGGAGGAAGAGAATCTACATATGTGCTCGCCCAGGCGCAGGACGCCGGGATACGCGTACTTCTCATACCTGAGGAGAAGGAACTGATATGATTATTCAACTATTTAATGATACTTATATAGAGGTTAGAATAATTCATTCGAACAAAGAAGACGATGAAATAAGTAAAGTGCATCCTGAATGGAAAAATCTTGTGCGAACCAGAGAGTTTACGAATTGGATGAATCGTTCTTATCGACGAATCAGAATAGTAGATCATGGAGATGTAAAAGAATCGATCAAGTTATTGTCTGAATATAAAGAATACCTTTGCCGACGACAATAGTTTGCAGAGTCTTGACAAGGATGTTACAATATTGTAATGGAAAAGGATTTTAGTTTTCTCGACGATCTACCTAAGGATGATCCTCAGCCTGAAACCAAACAGTCTGTGGCGTCTGCTGTCGCCGGGGCGAAAAAAGGATTGGAGGTAGGAGACCTAAGCGTGCTGCCAGCCGAGGAAGGCGGCTCGATGATAGTCACTGAGTCCGAGTTCAAACCACATATCCCTACTGATGCATCATTTGACCCACGACTTGCCTTTGAGGTAGCGCTCGGATTCGAGAAGCCTGAAACTATTTGCCCGCGATACGAAGTGACTGAGGATGAATGGTACAATCTGGCGGCCTCTCCGGTGTTCAAGAAGGCTGTAGTGAAATACCAAGAAGAGATCCTGGAAGGCGGTATATCGTTCCGTCTGAAGGCTAAGGTTCAAGCTGAAGCCTATCTCAAGGACGCGCATCTACTGATTAAGCATCCCCTGACGCCTCCGGCTGTCAAAGCTGACATGATCAAGTGGATGGCACGCGTAGCAGACCTAGAGCCAAAGAACAACAAGAATGAAGGCGTCTCCTTCAACCTACAGATAAACTTGTAACATGGCTGTTACAGAAACAGTATATACTCCAGCGCCAACGATCAGAAACTATATTATTTCTGAAAAAGAAATTGATATCATTATGGGGCCGGTAGGCAGTGGTAAATCTGTGGGTAGTATCATGAAGATTGTTTACGAGTGTCGCAAACAACCCCCAGGCAAAGATGGCATTCGACGTTCGCGATGGGCCATCATTCGTAATACCAATCCGCAGCTCATGGACACCACGCTCAAGACCTGGTTCCAGTGGTTCCCGGATGGAGGTGCTGGCAGATGGGTGGTTTCTGAGAAAACGTTCCATCTTAAAATAGAAGATATCGAAGCTGAGATCATGTTTCGACCTCTCGATACTCCAAAGGACGTTCAGCGCACACTATCTCTGGAGTTGACCGGAGCGTATTTCAATGAACTTCGTGAGATCGATAAAACGATCTTCGATGCAGTCAGAACTCGTATTGGACGGTATCCTGCCAAGAAAGACGGCGGGGCTATTCATCCTTGTATCATCGCAGACACTAATCCTCCAAATAGGGACTCCTGGCTGTATGAATTAATGGAAGAACCAGGGCCGCGAGATAGAGAGTTGATAGATGTTTTCAAACAGCCAGGAGGTCTCGATCCTGATGCGGAGAACTTAGAGAACCTGCGCGACGGGTATTATGAGAATATGCTTATCGGCGCCGACGAGGATTTCGTCAATGTACATGTCCATGGCAAGTACGGTAAATCCAACCTGGGCAAACCAGTACATCAGCGCTTCACCGATCGACTTCACATGACTAGAGAGAAGTTAATACCTATCTCAGACGCCCTGGTGGTTATAGGGATGGACTTTGGGCTGACGCCTGCAGCCGTGTTTAAACAGATGGATGGTTGGGGAAAGATCATTACGTATGATGCAGTATGGACGAAAGATGATTATTTAGAGAATTTTGTCAAGACAAAAGTTCTTCCATTAATCAAGCAAAAGTATTATAATTGTCCAATACTTGTTATAGGAGATCCGAGCGGAAAACGTCGTGCAGAGGGCACTGGCGTGAGTTGCTTCGATGTACTGGATAGACTCGGATTAACTGCACAAGCAGCGCCGACGAATGATCCTGAGATCCGTATCGGCGCTACAGATCATTGGCTTGGAATTCTTGCTGGAGATATGCGTGCAGCGTATCAAGTATCATCCAGCTGCAGTCATTTGATCAAAGCACTTGAAGGCGGGTACCGTTATCCTAAAAAACGAAACGGAGACATATTACCATCTCCAGAAAAGAACATCTATTCGCATGTAGCTGAAGCGAATCAGTACGCAGATATGTTCTTCCAGTCGGGAAAATTGGAGAAAGTTGTAGCTAAGTTGAAGCGCAAGAAGGAACGAGAAAATGCAAGCGGCGGGTATTCTCCGTTTGATTCAGAGATAGGATATTGAGCATGGACAAGAGCTTAGAAGATAAAGTCGAGGAAATGACGAACACGGAAGATGATTCTTTGCTTGAGGACATCGAAGAGGACAAAAACACCAAAAAACGAGAGATGCAGGAGAACGCACTGTTTGATCTCGCGAATGAATTAGGGGTGACACTTGGTCAGTATATTGACGACAAATCGCCTATCGAGCGTCGCTGGCTGCAGGACTATACTCAGTACCACGGTCAATATTTCAAGGAAGAAGAACTAGGGTTTAATGAGATTTCGGTGGACGGGGGCCGTAAGGTTAAGGGCAGTCGTGTGTTTGTCAACCTTACACGAAGCAAGACTGACTCCGCGGAAGCGCGCCTAGCCGATATGTTATTCCCATCTGATGACCGTAACTGGGACATCGAGCCTACTCCGGTCCCGGAGATTATGCAAGCACTCAATAACAACCAGCCTCTTCAACTTGGCGGCAAGCCGGTAATGAAGAAAGCTGAGAATATGCCACCTGCAACAACGCAGATGCCGGCACAGCCTGCAGCTCCAGGACAAGCTCCGGCAGGACCTGAAGTTGAAGGAGGGGAACCTCAAGAACAGCAGATGACTGAAGGTGATCTGGCCGAAGCGCAACTCGAAGACGCTCACAAACGTAATGCCACGATGCGCAAGGAGATCGACGATCAGTTAACAGAGTGCCGATATAATTCACAAGCTCGATTAGCGATACGCGATGGAGTACTCTTGGGAACTGGCATTTTGAAGGGGCCAATGCAGATGGGTCGCACTCGGCGCGCCTGGGTTCCTCATATGGACACAGATACCAACAAAGTTATTCATATACTTGAAATAAAAGAAGAAGTGAAGCCATACACCGCACGCGTAAGTCCTTGGAACTTCTTCCCGGACATGCAGGCAGTGCGCATCGCAGACTGCGAAGCTACATTCGAGATCGACTATAAAACCAAACTTCAGATGAAAGAACTACTGCGCACGCCGGGGTTCATGGAACCGCAAGTACGTAAGGTCCTGGAAATGGAGCCTAGGGACAGCCATATCCATAAGCATGCAGTATATCTGCAGGAAATGCGCGCTCTGGCCGGCATCAGCGTTGGCGGGTTTGACGAGAACCGATACCAAGTCGTTGAATATCATGGACCAATAAAGAAAGAGATCCTTGAAGATCTTGGCATGGACGTAGACCTTGAAGACCCGCTGGAGTGCTACGAAGGGTTCGTGTGGTTCGTCGGCGATGTTATTATTAAACTGGCACTGCACCATCTTGATTCACAAGATAAGGTCTATTCTATATTTAACTGGGAGAAGGACGACGCGTGCATGTTTGGATACGGAGTGCCTTACACGATGCGTACTCCTCAGAAAGTAGTCAACGCTGCGTGGCGTATGGTAATGGACAACTCCGGCCTTTCAACCGGTCCGCAGATTGTGATCAATCGAGAGATCATCGAACCTGCAGATGATTCATGGGAACTATCTCCTCGCAAGATCTGGTATTTGACTGACGAAGATGCTGATGTGAACTCAGCATTCAAGACATTTGAGATTCAGTCTCATCAGAACGAACTCATGCAGATATTCGCCGAAGCGCGTAAGCTTGCCGATGAAGAGACTAATTTGCCAGTTATTGCACCAAATGGACAGGGCACGGCTGGCCGTACCTTTAGCGGGCTGAGCATGCTTATGAATACCGGCAATGTCACGCTTCGCCGAGCAGTCAAGTGCTGGGATGATGATGTTACTGTACCGATGATCACCCGATATTACGACTGGAATATGCAGTTTAATCCTAAGGAAGAACTCAAAGGCGATTTCACAGTTAAAGCTCGCGGCTCTGACTCCTTAGTAGTGAAAGAACTACAGTCTCAGGGGTTGTTGGCATTGTCGCAGTATACTGGACATCAAGTATTCGGGCCTATGCTTAAGAGTGCTAAACTCCTACGCGCCTTGGTCAAATCACTTCACGCAGATCCTGCAGAGTTGGTCAAAGATGATGATACTCTGGACAAGGAAGCGAAAGCTCGCGAAGAAACAGCTAAGCAACAGCCTCAAATAGAGCCAGGGGTGCAAGCTAAACTCGATGTTCAGTTAGAGATCGCTAAAATGCAGCAGCAGACTCAGAACGATAAACGTCAGACTGAGCTTATGATTGCTGCAGCTAAACGCGATGAGTTGATCATGCAGATAATGTCTAAAGAAAACATTAGCATGCAAGAAGTCAAAGCAAAATACGACATCCAATCAGTGCAGATGGACACACAGATGCAGCAGTTCTACGATGAGCTGGCAGTTAAGTACGATAAAGGAACTGGCATATGATAAGCAAAATATCCCCAGATTGGTTGGCGATAGAAAAGCATCTTAACAATAAACTAAAAGCGTTGCGTGAGAAAAACGACAGCCATAAATTGAACCACGATCAGACTTGTGTACTACGAGGTCGCATCGCGGAAATAAAAGAATTACTGGAGCTTCCGAACGAAAAGGAATCTTCTGTGATAAAGAAAATTGATTACGACTATCAATAAACTATTGACAACAGGCAGCGTTATCGGGTATTATACCCTTATGATGCTATATCGTTTACATTCGTAAACCATGGAGCAAGGAAATGGCGAAGGACAGCAATTTAGACGAACAAGATGTTCAAGACGATCAGAGTGATCAAGCAGCAGACGACTCTGATATGTTTGCCCAGTTTGCAGAGAAGTATTCTAAAGGCGATCGAGAAATCGAAGACCAAGAGGAAGAAGACGAAGCAGATGAGCAAGAGGAAGAAGGCGCCGACGGTGATGAAGACAAAGGAAAGAAAACCGACGGTGAAGAGGATACCAAGGATGGTGCCAAGGATGGCTCTACTGACGATCTCGATGAAGAAGAGATTCTCAAATCCTTAGATCCCAAAGTACGTGCCTTGTTCGAGAAGACCAAAAGCGAAGCAGCTAATTGGCAGCATCGCTATAAATCTGATGAAGGCCGAGTAAGCGCACTTCAGAAGAAGATTAATAAGTTAGAGGAACAAACCAAGGCTCCGGCTATAGCTCCTGCAGATCTTGTAAAAGCTTTCAAGGACAAGGAGTCATGGAAAGAATTCTCTGATACCAATCCAGAAATTGCAGCTCCTATAGCGGAGTTCATGGAAGGGTTAGCAGATAGTGTAACATCTTCGCTACAAGAACAAAAGGATATTGCAAAATCCTTAAAAGAAAAAGCAGATGTAGATGCTGATCTTGAAGCCGAGGATTTGCTTGAAACAGAGCATCCTGGCTGGAAAGAAACAGTGATGACAGAAGACTTTAAAGATTGGTTGGCAAAGCAACCTGCTTCTACATTTGAGATCGTCAATGACGGCACAGCTGAAGAATCAGTAGCAGTGATAACCAATTTCAAGAATTATTTAGTGGCTTCCGGCAAATCAAAACCGCCCGAAGAAACTGAAGAAGAGCGTAAAGCTCGCGAGAAAGTTGAGAGGACGAAGAACAAACGTAGTAAGCAACTCGAAGCCGGCGCAGTACCTCCTTCTAAAGGCGGCGCAACTAAACCGACAGGTGATTTATCCACAGAGTCCTTATTCGATCATTTTGCCTCTAAGAAAGTTAAACGATAGGATATAAACTGGAAATCTCATTAAACGGAGTTAATAAATGAATACTTATGGAGATATAAGTCAACGTACTGCTGTCTGGGCAGCTGTTGAGATGCTTGCGCATGCTGAGCCTATCTTGGTACTTTCCAAGTATGGGCAGCCAAAACCAATGCCGAAGAACAAAGCCAATGCTGTTAAGTTCCGACGCCCTATTCCTTATACAGTCTCTACGACTACGCTGACTGAAGGTGTTACACCTGCTTCTCAGAACATGCGTTACGAGGATGTTTCTGCATAGTAGCTGACTTGGCAGAAGATCCGGTATTAAAAGACATGGCTATGCTCGCTGGTGAACAAGCTGCTGAAACTATTGAGCTTGTTACTTGGGGCGTGATCCGCGCCGGTACTAGTGTTTACTACGGTGCAACTACTGATACAGCTCGTACTGATGTTAACGACAAGATCTCTCTTAATCGTCAACGTGCAATCACTAAGTTCTTGAAAGCACAGCGCGGTAAGAAAGTTACCAAAATGGTAAGTACTTCACCTAAGTACGGTAGCGAACCTATAGACGCAGCTTTCTTGGCATTTGGTCACACTGACTGCGAACCAGATATTCGCGATCTTCCTGGTTTCGTACCTGTTGAAAAATATGCAGGTATGATGCCACTTCCTTACGAAATAGGTAAGGTTGAAGACGTTCGCTATATCCTTAGTCCTGTACTTGAACCATTCTTGGCTGGCGGTAGTTCTACTCTGAACGGCATGGTTGCTGCAGATAGTACTAACGTAGATGTATATCCAATCGTCTACATCGCTAAAGAAGCTTATGGCATTGTTCCTCTTAAAGGCGATGGCGCAATTGAGCCTTCTGTACTTAATCCTGGAACTCGTACTAAGTCAGATGTGTTAGGTCAACGTGGTTATGTAGGTTGGAAGACTTACTACACTGCAGTTGTACTGAACGAATCTTGGATGGCTCGTTTGGAAGTTGGTGTAACCGACATCGGCTAATACTGATCGGGGCGGCTAGTTCGCCCCTTTCTTAAAGGAGTGAGAAATGGCTGAACAAATTACACATCGAGTTAAGAACTTCGAGATCAACACGCAAAAGGATCTATACAAGATTCTTAACGTGATCTTGGATGACTTAACCAACATGCAAACGGACATAGCTGCACTTGATACAGCAATCGATACAATGGCTGCCAAACTTAACCTGGACGCCGGCGTTACTGATGTTGACTATGCAGGTGCATTAAGTGCGATGACCACTGCAACATTGAACACAGAAGCTTAATTTAGGAGAGAGAAATGCCACGTGCAACTATTCAAGATTTAGGTCGCCAAAGTGATCGCGATCTGCATGGCAACAAAGTCTTCAACTCTGGGGCACTTGCTATTGACGCAAACCCTAATGACGTTGAAACTACTGCTGCTGTTAACTATACTATCAAAGGCATCTTTTATCAATTGGCAGCTCAGGCCGCTATTGATTTGAGTACCTTGACTGGTTTACCTACTACTGCTTTGGCGGACGGCTATACTCAGATCTTTGGCCTGGAAGTAAATGCAGCCGGCACCATTAGTGTTGTTTATGGCGAGCAAATTTCTACTGCTGCAATCACTGCAGGTACGCAGGAATTAGATTGGCCTGTAGCATCAAGCACTAGCACAGTAGTATTTGCCGCGGTGAAAGTAGGCAACGCCTCTGGTTCTGATTTTACTTTCGGCACTACAAGTTTGGCGACTGCTGGTGTCACCGATACCTATTATAATTTATCCGGTGGCGGTAGTTATTAATATTTATCCCCTGGGGCTATAGTGGTCCCAGGGATTTTTATGGAGATAATACGATGGCAGGCGGAAAAAAATTAACAGATGAATTGACTAATGTTTTAGATGAAGTTTCTGAGCCAGAAGTTAAATCAGTAAAGACAGCAAAGAAAACAGGCAAAGCGCACAAGTATGCCCCTGGCGAGAAAGTAAATATTGTACTGATGCGTGCTGAAGGCAAAGGTGGTGAACGTCCTGTTCCAGTTAATTACAACGGTAAACTGTACACAGTTCCTCGTGGTGTGCCTATAATGGTCCCAGGTCCTGTATTTGAGATTTTACAGAACGCTCAACGTACCGTTTATGAATGGGATTCTGAGACTAACGCAATCAACTCACGAGAAGCAGCTGCATATCCTGTCTCCCGTCAATAACATGAGAGGCGCCATATGTCCACTTTTCTTGAACTGTGCAACAAAGTGCACGAACGTACAGGTGAGTCTGGCGCCGATCTTACTACCGTAGTAGGACAAACAGGCTATAATAAACGCCTTGTCAATTATGTAAAAGACGCCTGGAAAGATATCCAGTCCAAACATCCTACATGGCGTTTCATGCGTAAAGCGGCGCTTCCTACGATTGCAATCACTAATTCTTCTGTTGACGCAGACGCCTGGGTGGTTGCAAATCTCAGCACAAGTATCGATTTTATTCATAAGAAAACTTTCTCTATTTACGATACGGCTCTTGGTACTTCCGATGAGACCAAACTAATTTATGTAGAATGGGAGGATTGGAAGAATCGTTTCGGATTAAGTTACGATGATGGTGCACAAAATCGACCTGTGCACATTACACTTGATCCAGATACATCGAATCTTGTCTTCGGTCCAACTTCAGACGGGTCCTATACCATTGCATTTGAGTTTCAAGCAAATCCTGTAGAATGGTCAGCAGATGCAGATACTTTGGCTGGAGTAGCTTCTAGTATGCATGAAATAGTTAAGTGGCGCGCCCTTATGTACTACGCTTTAGCCGAAGAAGATACAAGTGCCTACAATGAAGCGAAAAGCGAGTTTAGAAAATACATGCGGAAGCTTGAACTGCGGTATCTTCCTACAGTTGACATCGCAGGCCCGTTAGTATGACACGTAAATCATATCCGATCGCATGCAAAGGCGGAGTTAACATTGAGAGTCCTGATACAGAGATACTAGACGGACAACTTATCTACGCTTCTAATTTTGAACAGTCTCCTCGCGGAGGATATCGTCGCATTGATGGATATGAGCGATATGATGGAAGAGAAGTACCTTCTGACTGCAGTTATTGGAAACTAACTGTAACAGGTCTTAGTAGCACGAATCTTTTTGCAGATCAACGTATTGTCACAGATGCAGGCATTGCATTCATCATGCTTGATTATTCGGCTACGTATTTGTACGTAGCATCTCCGTTCGATCTTTCTACAGCAACTTCTTTTACCGCGCTCGATACAGACGCTTCTGCAATTACAGGAACTATCTCTGCTGCAGTAGAACGGTATGAGACTGATGCAGCAACTGATGCAGCAACTTTAAACACAGCTCAAGATAAATGGCGTGCGATTGTAACTAATCCGCCAGGATCAGGCAGTGTGCTTGGAGTAGCACTCCACGAAGGCAAGACGATCGCTTTCCGGGACGATTATGCTGGTAATTATGCAATAGGGTATTCTGCAGAAGGTACAGACGCACTTCGACTTGTGCAGACGATATCTGCGCCTACAGTTCAAACAAATGCCATGCAGTTCGGAGTGGCGGTAGCTATATCTACAGACGGCGCTACTATGATCGTAGGGTCTGTTTTAGAAGATGATACTTTTGCAGATCAAGGAGTGGTTTATGTATATGTAAAAGAAGGTACTCAATGGAAACTTCAAGCTGTGTTACTTGCAAGTGATGCGGCTGCAGGAGATC